AATGGTGGAGCTCTAGGAACCCCATCATCAGCAACATTAACAAATGCAACTGGACTTCCAGTATCTGGAATTACATCCTCTACTACACAAGCTTTGGGGCTTGGAAGTATTGAACTTGGACACGCTTCTGATACCACAATAGCAAGATCAGCTGCTGGTGTTATAACAGTTGAAGGAGTTGTAGTTCCTACTATATCTTCAACCAATACACTTACTAATAAAACAATAAATCTTGCAAGTAATACATTATCTGGAACATTAGCAGAATTTAATACAGCATTATCAAACGCAGATTTTGCAACTTTGGCGGGAACAGAAACTCTTACAAATAAAGTAATAGGTACAACATCTACTACTACAATAAATACTAATTCTGCAACAACCGTTGATACAACTGCATTAAATGCGTTTACTACAATTAAATATTTAGTATCAATAAAGCAAGGTTCAAAAATTAGAAGCTCACAAGTTATTGCACAAACTGATGGCACATCTGTAGATTATACAGAATTTGGTGTTGTTGAGACTGGTGGACCAATGAATGGTATACTGGTTGCAGCTACAACATCTAGCACAAACTGTGTTCTTCAAGTAACAATAACAGATGCAGCTTCAACAAATGCAACAGTTAAAATTCAAGAGGTATTAATCTAGGAGGAATTATGGCAAGAAAGAATTTTAGAGCAACTGGAGGAATAGATATTGATTCAAGTTCTATTCCCACATCAATTATTCAAGAAACAATTACCTCTAATTCCGCCACCATTGTTGATACTATTGCATTAAATGAATTTCTTTCTGCTGAATATACTGTTACTCTAACGCAAGGTTCTAAGATTAGAACATCAAAAGTATTAGTTCAAACTGATGGCACAAATGTTGATATGACAGAATTTGGTATTGTAGAAACAGGCGGAACAATGACAGGAGTTGCAGTTACCGCTACTACCGCATCAACAAATGCTATTTTGCAAATTACTGTAACAGATGCTGCAACCACATTAGTTAGATATAAATTAGTTCGTAATTTAACTACAATTATTGGTTATGCACCAGATGCCCCTACTATTGGAACTGCGACAGCAACTGGAATGACAACAGCAACAGTAGCATTTACCGCCCCATCAGATACTGGAAATTCTACAATTACATCTTATACCGCTACTTCAAATCCAGGAAATATTACTGCTTCTGGATCATCAAGCCCAATTACAGTAACTGGTTTGACTGGAAGCACAAGTTATACATTTACGGTTACAGCTACAAATGCTCTTGGAACGTCTTCTTCTTCAAGCTTATCAAATCAAATAACTACAGATGGACCTCCAATACTTACTGGTGGAACATTGTCTTCAGATACTACATATTATTATAGATCCTTTGCTTCAACAAGTACGCTTACAGTTAGTGGAAAACCTGTAACAGCGGACATATTGATAATTGCTGGTGGAGGCTCTGGTAATCAGCAAGGCGGTGGAGGAGGAGCTGGAGGATTATTATATCAATCAGCAGTTAATCTAACACCTAGCACTTATAATGTTAGCGTTGGTGCAGGTGGAACTTCTTCAAACGGAACAAATTCTTCTTTTGGTTCCTCCACAGCAATTGGCGGAGGCAGGGGTGCTAGTGTAGGAGGCGGAGTAGGAAGTAATGGTGGTTCTGGAGGTGGAGGATCTAGCACTGGAACTGCAACTGGAGGCCTTGGAACAGCAGGACAAGGAAATAATGGAGGAAGTGGACAATATGCTGCTAGTCAATATCAAACTGGCGGTGGCGGCGGTGGCGCTGGGGCGGCAGGAGGAAGTACAAATCCAGCTTTTTGTTGTCAAGCTGGTGCTGGGGGAAATGGATCTTCATCGTATTCTTCATGGGGCCTTGCAACTGGATTTGGACACAATGTTGCTGGAACATATTGGTTTGCTGGAGGAGGAGCTGGAGGTCCTGGAAGCAGCAATACTAATGCCAACGGAGGTTTAGGCGGAGGCGGTGGACTAAATAGATCAATAAATAGTGGTTTGGCTAATAGCGGCGGCGGTGGTGGTTGTATAGCTGGATTTGTTGGTGGCGCAGGTGGTTCAGGAATAGTTATAATTCGCTATACAAAATCTCAAATAGATGGATAAGGAGAAAGCAATTGGCAGATAAAAATTTTAAAGTAAAATCTGGATTAAATATCCCGATTTCATCTGCTGCTATCTTAACAACCGATTCTAGTGGAAATATTTCTTCATCTGCTACCCTCCCAATTTCGGCGGGAGGAACAGGTCAAACTACAGCAACTAATGCCATAAATGCATTACTTCCAATTCAAGATGGCAATACAATAAATTATGCATTACAGTCAAATGGAACAAATGTTCAATGGGGAAAACTTTATAATCAAGTAATTAAAAATAATGGAACAACTGTAAATCCCCGTGGTACAATAAATATTATAGGTGCCACATTTGCAGACAGTGTTGGAACAGATACAACTACAATAACATTTTCGGATACTGCAAATAATGCAGACACATATGCTTTGATGGGGGTATACTAATGCCAGTAGAACCAGTATTATTTGCTAGAGGATCATTTGCTACAACTTCTGGCACATTATTTACCACCACCACAAAGTCTGTTTTGACAGATATTGTTATATCAAACACATCTTCAACTCAGCAATATATAACAATTGCAATTGATGGCGTAAATATTATTCCCACTGTTCCAGTGGCGGGAAATACAGTAATAACCCTACAACCTAAAACAGTAATTGCAACATCTAAAACAGTTACTGGATTTTCAAGTAGTACAGATGTCAAATATCATATTAGTGGGGTTGAAATTTCTTAAAATGACTGCTAAAAATAGAACTTGTAAAATTTGTAAACAATACAAAGATATCAGTAACTTTCATCCTAAAGGGTATCAGTGTAGAGAATGTAGAAATGAAAAACAAAGACAATATTGGGCAAACCTTCCTGTTGAAATAAGAAAAAGTAGACAAATGAAATTAGAAGCTCAAAGAAAATATAGAGAAAAAAATTTAGAAAAAACAAAAAAAATATCTAGAGAAGGTCATATTAGGCGAAAATTTGGGATAACCATAAATGAATATGAGTTTATATTAAATTCTCAAAATAAAGTTTGTGCAATATGCAAAGAAAAATGTGGTACTGGAAATAATTTAGCTGTAGACCATAATCATAAAACTGGTAAGATTAGAGGACTACTTTGTAAAAATTGCAATACATCAATAGGTCTTCTTAAAGAAAATATTCAAATTCTTGAAAATGCTATAATTTATTTAAGTTTTTATGAATTAGTAGAAGAGTCAGAAAGGGAGATGTCGTTATGATAGATCAATATCCATCACCCAATGGTGTATTAACTAGCCTTATATGGCGTAAAACAGCCGCAGGAGGCGAGACAAGCCTTTCTGGCTATGATAACGCCAACCAGGCTCTTTCGTACACTCCTGGGCAGGAACAGGTATATTTAAACGGTATTCTATTAGTACGTGGTGAAGACTATACAGCCACAAATGGAACATCAATTACTGGATTAACTGCATTAGCAGCAAGTGATTTTATTCAAATTAATTGTTATAATAATTTTAGTGTTGCATCTGTTCCATCAACATCAATTACTGGAAATATTACAAGTAGCCAGGTAGACTCTTCAATAGTTACAACAACTGGAACCCAAACACTTACAAACAAAACTTTAACTTCTCCAACAATTACAAGCGCATCTGGAGTTATTAATAATACACTAACAACAACTACTGGAGATATTATTTATGCATCTGGAGCAAATACGCCAGCAAGACTTGGAATTGGATCAACTGGTCAGGTTTTATCTGTTTCTGGCGGAGTTCCATCGTGGACAACACTATCGTCTGGTGGAATGACTTTATTAAGCACCACATCACTTTCTGGACAATCAACAGTTACTGTTTCTGGAATTGATCAGGGATATACAAATCTTTATATATTTTTGAAAAACTTTTATGCAGCAAGTGGATCAACAATAGCATTTAGGCTTAATGGAAATACAACAGGATATAATTATACATATACGGAACACACATTTGGATCAATAGCAAGTTATGGAGTCCAATCTGGAATTATAGTAAATAATGCACAAGTTTTTCCAGGAACTGGATCCTATGTAGATGGTCCAGCGAGCTTTAATACATCTTTAATTGTTTATGATTATAGTAGAGCAAGCAGCATGAAAACGTTTCATTGGTTTGGCGGAGGTATATGGAATCCAAGCACAAACTGGACTGCATTTAATGGCGGCGGAACAACAATGTTTAATAATGCAGTAACTAGCGTATCTGCAGTTATGTCATCTAACTTTTCAACAGGCACAATGTATATATATGGAGCTAAATAATGACTAGACCAAGTATTAGAATACATAATCAGTCAACTAATGAAATAGTTGATAGGGAAATGAATGATGAAGAATATGCAGAATATTTATCTGCATTAGAAGAAAATAATATTTTTCAGCAGCAAGTAGAGGAAAATAAAACAAAAAGACTAGATTTATTTGAGCGGCTTGGAATTACAGAAGAAGAAGCCAATCAATTATTTGTTAATCAGATATCAATAGATACAATAAATAAGAATGCGGAATAATTATGAGCAAAGCGAGAGACATATCTAATCTGTTTTCCGCCTCAACTTCGGCGGCTACAGATGCTGAAGTAACATCTGCTATTGCTTCTCATAATAATGCTACTACATCAGTACACGGAATTTCTGATACATCTAGACTTTCCACATTTGATTCATCTGTAAATGTTCCAGGTGCTCCAACATCTGTTTCAGCAACTCGTGGAAATACACAAGCAACAGTATCATTTACACCTCCAGTAGATAATGGCGGATCTGATATATTAGGATATATTGTAACTTCTACTCCAGGTAATATTAAAAAAGCTGGATCGTCTTCTCCAATAACAATTACTGGATTAACAAATGATACATCTTATACATTTACGGTTGTGGCTACAAATATAAAAGGATCTAGTGCTGCATCTTCTGCAAGCAATAGCGTTACTCCAATTCTTATGATTTCAGCAACAGGCGGTAATGAAGTAAAAACAGTTGGCAATTCCCGTTATCATATTTTTACAGAAAATGGAACTCTTTCTGTAACAATAGGTGGTCAAGCTAGCATATATTCAATTGGTGGCGGAGGCGGTGGAGGAACATTTACGGGTGGCGGAGGCGGTGGTGGTGAACTAGATTTACTTAACGATGTAAATCTTGTAAGTGGAAACTATACAATAACCATAGGTGGTGGTGGTACTGGAAGTACAAGTGGTTCAAATAAAGGTGGAACTGGTGGAACTACAACCGTAGTCAGCCCGTCATCATCTACCATAGTCAGTTCTCTTGGCGGCGGTGGTGGAGCCTCGCAAGGTAATACCCCTGGAGCAAACGGTGGATCTGGCGGTGGTGGTCAAGGCGTAGGAAGTGGCAGCACACTAAACGGCGGTACTGCCAGTGGTTCAAACACTAACAATGGTGGTGCTGGTGGTAATTCACCACCGCTTTATGGTGGAGGTGGAGGTGGTGGTGCAACTGGAGTCGGTGGAACTGGTGGAACTAGTGGTGGAAACGGTGGTGCAGGATATACCCTTACTAACATTGATAGCCAACTAACGTCTGCTAATTTTACGACTTTATCAGGAATGACTGTTGTTTCGTCGGGCGGCGGCGGTTCTGCTGGTGCTGGTGGTAGCACTGGACCTGGTTCGGGTGGAACTGCTGGAACTGGTGGCGGTAATGGTGGTCGTGCAAATGACGCTGGTACTACTGCTGTTGCACCTGGTAATGGCTTTTCATATGGTTCTGGTGGTGGTGGTGCTGGTTCTGGTGGCTACAATAACGGCGGTAGTGGGAAGTCTGGACTTGTTATTGTGAGGTATTCAGAATGAAAAATTTTGCTTTATTGGATGAAAATAGTGTTGTAATAAATATTTCTGTCGGCAATGAATCGTGGAATTCTACTGGTTGGATTGAATATGCCGAAGAAAACCCCGCCGTTATAGGTGGAGACTATGTTGATGGTTACTTTTACCCAGAACAACCTTTCGCATCATGGACCCGTAATGAAGGTAAATGGATCTGTCCAAAACCAAAGCCTAATGGGTTAAATTTTGTGTGGAATGAACAGGGGCAAGAATGGGTAGAAATAAATTCCTATGAGTAGACAATGCCTTTGAGGTGGATCAAAAATAGTAATAATTAGATATTCTAAACAACTAATAGACTTATATATTATATAATGCTAAAATATATCGGATAGGAGGATAAAATGTCAGAAACATTAACAAAAATTGTAGTTGACTGTGCTACAGGCCGTCAAACAATTGTCCCTCTTACAGCAGAAGAAATTGCTCAGCGTGAAGCTGATGCAGCAGCATTCGCTGCAGAACAGGCTGCTCGTGAAGAGGCGGAAGCAGCAAAAGCTGCCCTTAAAGCTTCAGCAAAAGCAAAGCTTATTTCAGGAGAACCATTAACTGCAGAAGAAGCAGAAGTTCTCGTAATTTAATTTATCAAAGGAGGTAAAGAAATGGCACATTTTGCACAAATTGACGAAAACAATGTTGTCGTTCAAGTTCTTGTCGTAGGAGATGATCAAGAGCATCGTGGTCAAGACTTCTTGGCTAATGATTTAAATCTTGGTGGAACTTGGGTAAAGACAAGCTATAATACACATGGCGGAGTTCATTCAAATGGTGGAACTCCACTTCGTAAGAATTATGCAGGAATTGGATATACATATGATGCAGGACGAGATGCATTCATTCCTCCAAAGCCTTTTGATTCTTGGGTATTAGATGAAGACACATGTCTTTGGAATGCCCCAACACCAATGCCAACAGAGGGCGGCCCATATATGTGGGTAGAAGATGACCTTAATTGGCAAGTAATTACAATAGATCAAGAGCTTCCAGCAGAGGAGTAATAAAATAATTGACTAGGGCTAGAGATGTTGCCAACGTTCTCTCTACCGCTACATCGTTAGCGACAGATACAGAGACAGCGGCGGCTATCTCTAGCCATAATACAAGAGCAAATGGACACTTTGCTCGTGGCACCACGGCAAATCGTCCAGGATCTCCTGCTGTTGGTGATTTATATTACGATACAACTTTAGATGGATTGATTCAGTATACTGCAAATGAAGGTTGGAAATTAATTGGCTCAGTTGGAGTTTTAACTCCTTCTATGACGGGAGGAATTTTAGCCTCCGATTCTACTTATTATTATAGATCATTTTCTTCTACTGGAAATCTATCGGTATCAAATGGTCCAATAACCGCAGATATTTTAGTTGTTGCAGGAGGTGGCGCAGGTGGAGCAGCAGGAGGCGGAGGAGGAGCAGGTGGCCTTTTAGCATTTACATCACAATCTTTATCTAGCCAAACGTATACAGTAACAGTTGGAGCTGGAGGAACAGGATCAAATGGAGCAGGGGGAATGCCAACAAATGGCAGTAATTCTCAATTCGGATCTTTAACTGCAGCAGTCGGTGGCGGATATGCTGCAGGATTTAATAATTCTGCATATTACACTGCAGCGGTAGGAGGCTCTGGCGGCGGAGGAGCATATAATCCAGCAGGACAATTTGCCGCTGGAACAGCTGGACAGGGAAATTCTGGAAATAATGGATTTCAAGATATAGGCGGTGGCGCTCCACGATCTGGCGGAGGTGGCGGTGGCGCAGGTGGAGCAGCTACAAATGGTGGAGTTTCAAATACTGGAGGAAATGGCGGAGTTGGATCCTCATCGTACTCTACCTGGGGAGCTGCAACAGGATATGGACAAAATATATCTGGAACACGTTGGTTCGCAGGTGGAGGCGGTGGACAAGGGGGGACAGTAGGTGGAACTGGAGGCTCTGGCGGTGGTGGTGCTGGAACTACAAATTTTGACTTGTTTAGTAATAATGGTTCAGCAAATACTGGTGGCGGAGGTGGCGGAGGACAAGGAAATCCAGTTTACGCTGGTTCTAACGGCGGCTCAGGAATAGTAATTGTTAGATATACAAGATCTCAGGTTGGTGGATAATGGCAGATAAAGACTTTAAAGTAAAACAGGGAATAGATCTTGGAACCCCCCTGCCAATTACCGAAGGCGGAACAGGACAAACATCATCAACAAATGCTCTTAATGCTTTATTGCCAGTTCAAACTTCTCAATCTGGAAAATATCTAACAACTGATGGAACAAATACTAATTGGGGAACAGTTTCTTTTGACACACAACCGATTACAGATTTACAAATTCTTACCCTAGCAGGAGCATTATAGTATAATATACTGGAGGAATTATGCCAACAACATTAAAGAAATTATTTAGAGGAGCTGCAGCCACTACTGTACAGACTCTTTATACTGTTCCCTCCTCAACTACTACATCTATTACAAATATAGTTGTAACAAATACAGCAGGTTCTTCAGCAACATATACTCTTTCAATCGGCGGACAAAAGCTTGCAGAAAACATTACAGTAGGCGCAAACGATTCAGCAGTAATTGATATTAAGCAAGTAATTAATGCCACAGAAACAATAACAGGACTTGCGTCGGCAACGACGGTGATCTTCCACATCTCAGGAGTGGAGATTTCATAGTGGGCGTATATAAATTATCTGCACCAGGAACATTTAAAACAGAAAGAACTTTATATAAAAGTTTTTTAACTGGTAATACATCCACACCAATTATAACAGATACAGGAAACATGTTTCCATTGGGTGAGTTTACTCTTACTTCTACCCAATCTTTTGTTGAGTTTACCAACATTCCACAAACATATACACATCTTCAACTTCGCATGCTTACAAGAAGTTCTGAAGTTTCATCTGGACAAGACTCGCTTGCATTTCGCTTGAATGGTGATAGCGGTACAAATTATTCTTGGCATTATCTACAAGCAAATGGAGTAAGCGTTGCCGCCAGTTCAGGATCAAATTTTAATTGTGGAATATTTGGGGCGCAAACATCTTCTGGACATACTGCAGGCATGTTTTCTGGATTTGTTGCAGATTTCTTAGATTATAAAAATACGAATAAATTTAAGGCTGTGCAAATTTTAGGTGGAAATGAGACTAATGGAACTGGTACAGAGCCAGGTCATATCAGATTTAGTTCTTCTTTATGGAGAAATACAAACGCTATCACATCCATAAGAATAGCCAGCGGCGGCGACTTTGCAAGAAGTCTCGTAGCAAACTGCAATTTTGCATTATATGGGGTAGTATAAATGTCTACATACACACCAATAGCAACACAAACTATTTCTTCTTCTACAACCTCTATTACTTTTAGTGGCATACCTCAATTCTACACTGACCTTGTCTTAATTTTTGAAGGAGTTGCTAGTGGCTCAAATGCAAAAACTATTAAATTTAATGGTGATACAAGTGCACTTTATTCCTGTACTGCTTTTTATGGTACAGGCTCTACTGCTGCAACAGGTAGATATTCCGATTCTTATATTGATGTAGTTAATTCTTTTGCAAATCGTCAAATGACAATAATTCAAATTATAAATTACTCAAATAGTACAACTAATAAAATTTATATAAGCAGACATTCTTCTGCTGCTACTTCAACAGAAGCAATTGTTGGGCTATGGAGATCCAATTCTGCCATTAACTCAATTACTATTAATACAAGCACAGCTAACACTTTTAGCGCAGGCTCTAACTTTACTTTATATGGAATAGGCGCTGGCTCACCGAAGGCATTTGGTGGAGATACCGTTGTAAATGATGGTACTTATTGGTATCACGCATTTATTTCCTCTGGATTATTTGAACCTTTGCAAAATATAAATTGCGATATTCTTGTGGTTGCAGGTGGCGGCGGCGGAGGCGGCAACTTTTATGGTGGCGGAGGAGGCGCTGGAGGATTGGTTTATCACTCTTCGCAATCTCTAACAAGCAATACTCGCAGTATTGTAACCGTTGGCGCAGGAGGAGCAGGCACAAGTTCTAGTGTGACTAGAGGTGGTTCAGGCAACAACTCCTCCTTTGCGTCATTAACTGCTGGAGTCGGCGGCGGAGGCGGGGGCTCTGGTTCTACTGGTCTTTCTGGAGGATCTGGCGGCGGCGGTGGTGGTGAAGGTGGAGGTTCCGCATCTGCTGGTGGTTCTGGCACATCGGGTCAAGGATTTGCTGGTGGTAGTGGTTTTGCTACTTCTGGACGCGGAGCAGGCGGCGGTGGTGGTGGAGCAAGCGCAGTAGGAGGTAACGGTTCTTTTGATACTGGAGGAACTGGCGGTAATGGCACAAGCACTTATTCATCTTGGGGATCTATTACCCAAACAGGTCAAAATATTTCTAATACATTTTGGTACGCAGGAGGCGGAGGAGGATCAACTTACGAATCTTCATCATCTCCTAACTCTGGAGGAAATGGTGGCGGTGGCGCTGGTTCTGCAGGTGGTGCTGCAAGAGCAGCAGTTTCTGGTACTCGTGCAGCTGGCGGCGGCGGAGGGGGATGGTCAGCAGGAGGCGTTGCTGGTCCGTCTGGCAGCGGCGGCTCAGGAATAGTTATCGTGAGGTACTTAGTCTAATGGCATTACAAGGAACAGCAATAAAAATTGAAACCATAACATTAAGTGGTGGTCAAACTACAATTCAATTTACAAATATACCACAAACTTACGATGATTTGCAAATATTTATTTCTGCTCGTTCTACAAGGGCAACAGTAGAGGATGGACTTGGACTTCAAGTTAACGGTTTAACAAGTGGTTATACATATAGAAATATAACTGGAAATGGTTCTTCAGTTGCAAGTGCCAATACAAATTTTGAACAAACTTGGTCTGGAAGAGTTCCTGCTGCTAATGCTACCGCATCTACGTTTTCAAATAATCTTGTATATATACCTAATTATAAAAACAATTCTGTTAAAATATATATGTCTGATAGCGCTGCAGAAAATAATGCTGCAGAAGCATATTTAGTTATGCAAGCAATTTCTAATTCTACCACATCTGCTATTACATCAATTACTTTAAATGCACTAAACGGTAATTTGGCTAATGGGTCTTCAGCAACTTTATACGGAATTTCTCGTACAGGAAGTCAAATTAAGGCTACTGGTGGAACAGTGTATGATACGGATACGCATGTTTATCACCTCTTCAATGCAAGTGGCGTTTTTACACCGTTACAAACACTTAGTTGTGATTTGCTTGTTGTAGCAGGCGGTGGCGGCGGCGGTGCTGGAGCAACTTCTTCTTCAAGAGGTGCTGGTGGTGGTGGTGCTGGTGGTTATTTGTCCTATACTGGAGTTTCTTTATCTTCTGCTCAAACCATTACTATCGGTGGTGGTGGTGCTGGTGGCGGAAGCCAGTTTACTAATGGTTCTAATGGAAACAATACAGTTTTTGGCTCTCTTTATACAGCGATAGGTGGAGGTTTTGGCTCTCGCCAAGATACCAATGCTGGCAACGGTGGTTCTGGCGGTGGCGCTGGTAACGGAGATATTTTTGGAGTTCTCCCCGCTGGCGGCGCTGGAACAGCAGGACAGGGATTTGCTGGCGGAAGCCAAACAAGTTCTGCTGGTTTAGGCGGTTGCGGTGGAGGTGGAGCAACAGCCATCGGTGGAGTTGCTAATTCAAGTTCTGGAGCAGCAGGTGGTGCTGGAGCAACATCATCAATTACTGGAACATCAGTTGTCTATGCAACTGGTGGTGCAGGAGGAAATACTACTGGTGCTACAAATGGAGCAACAGCAACAATAAATACTGGAAATGGGGGCGGAGGAGGAAATGGATTTACTCCGAGTCTTGGTGGAGCAGGCGGCTCAGGCGTTGTAATAGTCAGATACGCAAAGTAAATAAAACAATGCTATAATAAACTAAACATTTGGGGATAGGGAACTAAATGGCAGATAAAGATTTTCGTGTCAAAAATAAGCTTCATGTAAATGGCTTATCTCAAACTTCTGGCGTCATTTTAGCCACCAACAATGCATTAGATGCACATACAAATGTTCCTACACAATATGGGGGAACTGGAACAACAACATCTCCATCTGCTGGTCAAATTTTATATTCTGCATCTGGATCTACATATGCCCCCGCAAGTCCTTATATAATTCCTGGAATATATCAAAGAGGAAATACTGCATCTCGTCCCGCATCTCCCGCTGTTGGAGATCTTTACTACAACACAGAATTAAATTATTTTGAAAGTTATACTTCAAACGGATGGTTTCCTATTGCTGCCGCCCCGCTTGCTCCAACTGGCGTAACAGCAACAAATCAAGGATCTGGGCGGGCATTCAACAATGGACAAGCATCAGTTGCATTTAGTCCAAATACAAGCGGCGGAGCCCCAACAAGTTTTATAGTTACTCCATCTCCATCTACATCTCCAACAACATTTACAGGATCTTCAAGCCCTATAACAGTAACAGGCCTTGCTTCAAGTACACAATATACCTATACAGTTCAATCAACTAGCCCATATGGCACATCTGCTGCATCTGCTGCATCAGCAGGAGTTACAGCAACAACTGTGCCACAGGCACCAACATTATCTGCAACAGCTGGAGATACAGTAGCAAATATCACAATTACCCCAGGAGCAACAGGCGGATCGTCAATAACACAATATTCAATTACATCAAATCCTGCAACAACTACTCAAACTACATCTAATGTAAGTTATACATTTACAGGATTAACTAATGGAACAGCATACACATTTACAGCTACCGCTACAAATTCAAATGGGACATCCTTATCATCTTCTGCAAGTAATTCAATTACACCTGAAGTATTAGATCCAGGAGCAATGGTCCCATTGGGTGAGTTCACACTGGCTTCGGCACAGTCAACAATTACTTTTAGCAACATTCCTCAAACTTACCAACACTTGCAAATACGCCTAAACGCTAGAGAAGAAGGAGCGGCATCAAACGCTGGTCAACAAATGGCATTCAGATTCAATAGCGATTCAGGGGATAATTACTCCTTGCACAGGTTGTTTGGAAATGGAGCCACTGTTTTATCTGATGGCTATACAAGCAATATAACAAGTATAAGAGTTTCTGGACTAAGTGGCGGTTTGACTACCGCTAATGTTTTTTCTGGGGGCATAGTAGACGTATTAGATTACTTGAATACTAACAAGCGAAAGACCGTTAGAAGTCTTGTTGGTGCAGACTTGAATGATACAAATGGTTTTATTTTCTTTTCTAGCGGATGTTGGGAAAACACAGCGGCTATTACTTCACTAACTATTACGGCAACTTCAGGGGCTAATTTTACAGCCAATAGCTCCTTTGCTTTGTATGGGGTAAAGGCATAATGTCCACATACACACCAATTGCTACATATACAGTAACTGGTTCTAACTTACTCGGTACTACTGGTGTTACTTTTAGTGGCATCCCTCAAAACTACACTGATTTGATAATCGTGCAAAACACATCTTTGACTGGCGCTGCGATTGGGCTGATACGAGTTGGAAATGCATCAGTAGATACAGGAAGCAACTACAGTCAAACAGCGTTATCTGGTAACGGAGCAGCGGCTTCAAGTGGAAGAGTTACCAATACAACTGTGTGGCGCACAGATTTAGCGCATATGACTACTGGTTGGGGTGTTTACATTACCAACATTATGAACTATTCCAATACCACAACAAACAAAACTTGTATTCAAAGATACAACAATGTTCCTTATGGAGCATTAGAAGCGATAGTCGGTCTTTGGAGAAGTACAAACGCAATCAACACTATCCAGTTATATCTTGATAGAGCAGAATCTTATCTTGTTGGCTCCACTTTCACTCTCTACGGCATCAGCGCTGGCTCCCCGAAGGCATTTGGTGGAGATGAAGTACGCACAGATGGAACCTACTGGTATCATATCTACCGATCCTCTGGAGTCTTTGCTCCAGTGACAAACCTATCCTGTGACTATCTCGTCGTAGCAGGTGGAGCAGGCGGAGGTCGTGGCGATACGGCTGGAAATAACTCTGGCGGTGCAGGTGGTGCGGGTGGTTTACGTTCAACCGTTACCGCTACTGGCGGTGGAGGAACTATAGAATCAGCGCTTGCTCTAACAGGTGGAAGTAATTACACAGTAACTGTTGGCGCAGGGGGTGCAGCCGCAACAGGAGTTACCGTCCGGGGAACTAATGGTAATAACTCAGTTTTTGCAACCGTTACATCAACCGGCGGTGGCGGCGGTGGTTCAAATAATTTTAGTCCGTGGACTGGTGCTACTGGTGGTTCTGGTGGCGGTGGTTCATCGCAATTTACGGGACCTTACACAAATGGTGTCGGCGGAACTGGAACAGCCAATCAGGGTTACGCTGGCGGGCAAGGTAATATCAACGCAGGTGGCGGCGGTGGAGGTGCGGGAGCCGTAGGATCAGCAGGTAATGCAGGCACAACAGTCGGCGGAGCCGGTGGCGCAGGAGTCGCGATTTCAATTACAGGTTCTTCAGTCACATACGCTGGAGGTGGCGGTGGAAACGGCGCATCAGGCGGTGGTGCCGGAGGTTCAGGTGGCGGTGGAGCAGGTTCGTACAACGGAACTGCTGGATCAGGAACCGCAAATACTGGCGGTGGTGGTGGAGCATCCTCCAACACTTCAGGAGCAGGCGGCTCAGGAATAGTTATTGTGAGGTACGCAGTCTAATGGCACTCAATGGCACAATGGTTGCAATTCAGACCGTCACTGTGGGTAGTGGTGGTGCTGCAAATATCACCTTTAGCAATATCCCTCAGACCTATACTGATTTGCAAATACTTGTTTCCGCAAGAACAGGAAACTCATCTGTTACGGACGGTCTAATAGTAACACCTAACGGATCAACTACAGGATTTTCTTGGAGAAGATTATTTGGAGATGGAACAGGAGCAAGTTCCGGAAGTTCAACATCAAATCTTGAAGTAGGACTTATCAACGGAGCAACTAGCACCGCTAGTACTTTTGCTAATTCGTCTGTTTATATTCCAAACTACACGGGATCAACCAATAAATCTTTTTCGGGAGATTCCGTTAGCGAAACAAATGGAACTACCTCATACCAATCATTTTATGCGACTCTTTGGTCTAATACTGCCGCAATAACATCATTGGTCTTGACGACTGGTTCCGGACAAAATTTCTCTCAACACACCACAGCCACCTTGTATGGCATCTCCCGCACGACTGCCCAGATCAAGGCGACTGGTGGAATGGTGTATGACACGGATACCCATATCTATCATATTTTCAATACAAGTGGTATATTTACACCAATTCAGAATCTTACTGCCGAGTACCTTGTAATTGCTGGCGGTGGCGGTGGAGGTCGTGGACCTGGTGCTGGGGGCGGTGGTGCAGGAGGATACCGATCTTCAGTGGTCGGAGAATTATCTGGTGGAGGGGTAAGTGCAGAATCTGCATTATCTCTAATAGCTAATACTAACTATACTGTAACTATTGGTGCTGGTGGTGCTGGTGCAAGCGGCGGAATTTATGAACAAAAATCTGGAACAGTTGGAAGCAATTCTGTTTTTAGTTCTATTACATCAAATGGAGGCGGCGGAGGAGGCGCAAATAGCACAACTCAAGTTGCAACCACTGGTGGTTCAGGCGGAGGTGGTGGACCTAATACTACTGCTGGTGTTTCTGGTACTGCCAATCAGGGATATGCGGGCGGACATATGAATAGCTATACAAACGGTGGTGCAGGAGGTGGTGGTGCAGGAAGCGTTGGTGTTACTGCATCAATAAATGATAATCGTGGATGGAATGGCGGCTCTGGAGTTACATCTTCAATAACTGGAACTGCTGTAACACGTGCAGGAGGCGGCGGAGGTGGGGCAGATAATGTTTCTCCTACATTCCAAACCACAAATGGTCTTGGTCAGGCTGGAGGCGGAAATGGCGCTCACAATACAACTGCTGGATCAGCTACTGCAAATAGTGGATCTGGTGGCGGCGGCGGAGGCCGTAATGGTAACGATGGAACATTAATGACTGCAGGTTCTGGCGGTTCAGGCGTTATAATAGTCAGATATGCAAAGTAAAGGATAACAATGTCATATCAACTAAAAGTATTAAAAGATTATCCAATAGGATTTTGGCTGCTTGATGAAATATCTGGAACAACCGCATCTGATTCTTCTGGATGTGGAAATAATGGAACATATACTGGATCTTTAACAACTAATATTTTTCCATTGATTCCAGGCGGGGTGTCTGGAAGTAAAATAACAACTACACAATATATAACTTTACCTGTTACTAAGGATTATTATGGTTCTACCGCCAGCGGCGGGTTTGCAAACAAATATACATCAGATAATGATTTTTCTTTAGAGGTATGGATATATCCAAATATAACAACAACAAATACAACAACTATTTTTGCAGATCCCACCGAAAACATTGGTATATTTTGGGACAAAGGCAATATAGCATTTAATCTAGATACAGAAAGACTTGATTATACATGTGAAGAGTCAACTAGATCTATGCATATTGTTTGCACATATTCAGTTACAAGTATGTCAATTTATGTTAACGGGGTATTGGCGGCATCAAAAACATTAGATGGGTTTGCCTTTACAAATACTTCTGTACAATTACAAATTGGTCCAACAGCAAATGTAGCAGATTCTTTTATTGTAGATGCCCCAGCAGTATATAGATATAGTTTATCAATTGATCAAATTCGCTCACATTTTAATTATGCAAATACAATTAGCCCGCTTCAAATTGTTGAACCAGATGAAGGTCAATTATTTTTAACGAGTGATAATAATATAAAGAAGCCATTTGTATTTCGTTACCCATCTGATAAACAATGGTCAGAGTTTTATGATGCCAATCTTTATCATGATCAATTAGAAAATTATATTTCAGTTGTTCCAACAGATACTGTAACATCAAAAACATTTACTATTTATGATCAATTTTCAATACCTTCATCCGCTGGATTTATGTCGTCTAAAGTGGAATGGTATGGAACAGCTGGGGTTACAATAGAAACAAGTACAGATGGCGTTACATATACTGCATGTGAAAATGGAAGATTAGTTCCTCAATACAAAGAAGGATCTTTTTCTAACACGGGTATGGTATATGTCAAAATAACTTTGGCAACTACCGATGCCAGCAAGTATTTGCCTAAACTATATAATCTTAATTTTTATTTTTATAATACAAAAAGAATATATGCTGCCAACGGCGGCGACTTTATAGATTCTATGCAACCTACGGCGGGAACAGTAGACGCCTCTATTTGGGACTATGATATATCATCTCTAGTATATCCAATATTGTCTCGTAAAACAGATAATGGCATTAGACCACATGCCCCAGGATTCTTTATAGATACTCTTGATAATATTTATTCGGTTGAAATGATGTTTACTCCAGTTTCTACAGCCGCTAATTATTTAGTATTTTCTGGATCAAATACCTATTTTTCCTGGAATGGATCAGGGGTAATAGCAAAAAATAATATATCTGCAATTTATGTAAATGGGGTAGACAGGTCATCCGCCACCAATATATCAGCATTTTTGACGGCAGGAGAAACCCATCATATAGTCTTAGTATTCTCCTCTACCGTAACCACAAAAATTTGGTTTAATGTAAAGGTATTATCTAATACCTGGACAGATGCGGGGCCAAGAAACTTATATAGTTATATCTCAATATATAAGACTCAGCTATCTCAAACTGTAGCTCAAAATCATTATAATTTATATACCGCAAAAACTATTACTACGGCAACAGTTCCGTCAATGACTGTGACAGAATCTGCAGTTAACGTCTATAATAAAGACTGGCGAGTAATAAAAAGCATATAATCTGTCATTCTTGTTGACAAGATATGGACTTAGACTTAAAAGAGTGGTAAAATATTGGTCTATGGATATCAAGCGTACAAATTTTAAGATTAATGATGAAGAGACTATTCTTGGTATCTATGTCTGGGAAATGCCAGACGGACGCTGGATAGGCGATGATGCTGGCAATTATCTTTCCGTAACATCAAAAAAGGGAAATAGGCAGCGCATTGAAATGCTATCAAAGGCTGTTAGATCATATGGAATATACGAAGGTCAACCTAAGTTTTTGGCGGGTAAAAGAAAGATTGATGACGAAGAATTTGAAATGCAGCAACAGAGATTAAAGTGGGGTCTTACCCCAGATCCGCTTGATATTGGAGAATACAAAGATCAAATGAAGGCTTTGAATAATGGGAGACGATAATGGAGCATATTGAAGATTCAGAATCTAATGAGATTCAGATTTCCAACTCTAATGATTGGTTCATGTTTAACAATAAGGTTGAAAAGACTAATGATCCATTTATGGAAAGCGCAGAAGAGCTAAGAAAAGTATCTGGCTTATCTCCTGCATTTCGTCGCAAAGTATCTAGAGATCTTCAAAAGAGATTTGTTGGAATTGATGGAACAGAAACACAACAGAATCTTATGGCTCAGGCTATATCTGGCTACAACATGTTTGATCTTATTGAGCCCCCATACAACCTTGAATATCTTTCTCAGATTTATGAAATTTCTTCGTATAACTATGCAGCAGTCAATGCTAAGGTATCAAATATCGTTGGCTTAGGTTTTGATTTTATTGAAACCCGAAAGACAATGGAGGCATTTGATGGAATTAATGATGATCGTCAATTAGAGCGGGCACGTAGAAAGCTTAATCGTATTCGTCAAGATCTTCATGATTGGCTAGAAAATTGCAACGAAGAAGAAACATTTAAAGAAACACTTATTAAGTTTTATACAGATGTAGAAGCTACTGGAAATGGCTACCTTGAAATTGGCAGAACAACATCTGGAAAGATTGGATATATCGGTCATATTCCAGCAAAGACTATGCGTGTTCGTCGTTTGCGAGATGGCTTTATTCAGCTTCTTTATGGCAAGGCAGTATTCTTCCGTAACTTCGGAGATACAGAAACTCCAAATCCAATTGCAGATGGATCAGATCGTCCAAACGAAATTATTCATTTGAAGAAATATACTCCAATGAATAATTACTACGGTATCCCAGATATCGTAGCCGCTGCAAATGCAATGACTGGAAATGAATTTGCTGGAAAGTATAACCTTGATTATTTTGAAAACAAGGCGGTACCAAGATATATTATTACAGTAAAGGGTGCGAAGCTATCAGCAGAATCAGAGCGCAAGCTTCTTGAATTCTTCCAAGTGGGGCTAAAGGGAAGAAATCATCGTTCTCTATATATACCATTGCCTGCAGATAGTTCAGAATCTAAGACAGAATTTAAGATGGAGCCAATTGAGGCTAACCCACAAGAGTCCTCATTTAATGTTTATCGTAAATCAAATCGTGATGAAATTTTGATGGCACATAGAACTCCAGTAAATAAAATTGGAACTCCAGAAGGAATTTCCCTGGCATCGGCACGAGATGCAGATAAGACATTTAAAGAGCAGGTATGTCGTCCAGCACAAGAAAATCTAGAAAAGAAACTAAATAAAATTATTAGCGAAATGACAGATGCCCTTCAATTAAAATTTAATGAATTGGCTCTTACAGATGAAGATACTCAATCTAAAATTGATGAGCGATATTTGAGAATGCAGGTAATTACTCCAAATGAAGTTCGTATTCGCAAGGGCATGGTTCCTCTTGAAAATGGAGATCAAGTGGTAGAATTAAAGCCACAACAGCAGGCAGAGCAAAGAGCCCAGGCTAATAATTCAAGAGCTAGAGATCAAGAGCGAGAAAATACTTCTCCAGATATTTCTGGTGAGGGCAGAAATGCAAAGGGCGATGGCCCTCAAGTTGAATAGTCTTACTCAACCATTATTTGCCTTTTTATATACAAATCGCTAAAATTAAGCATATGAATATTGAGAAATCCTTGTGGTCTTCTAACGGCGACAATATCAATTTATCAGTGCCATTCACGAAAGTTAATCGTGAAAAGCGCACAGTTTCTGGTTTTGCAACACTAGATAATGTTGATCAAACTGGAGATCTTGTAACTGCAGAAGCAAGCCTTAAGGCATTTGAATCTTTCCGTGGAAACATTCGTGAAATGCATGGACCAAATGCAGTTGGCAAGATGCTTTCATTTAAGCCAGAAACATTTTATGATCCAAGCACAAAAGAATTTTATAGCGGTGTTTATGTAGATGCATATATTTCTAAAGGTGCACAAGATACCTGGGAAAAGATTTTGGACGGAACTCTACAAGGGTTTTCAATCGGCGGAAAGATCATTGATTCAGAAAATGAAGTCAATAAGGCAACAGGAAAGACAACAAGATTTATTAAAGAATATGCATTGATGGAGTTATCCGTTGTTGATTCACCAGCGAATGAGCTTTGCAACATCCTATCAATTCAAAAAATGAATGGTCAATTAGTTTTTAAAGGAATTGCTGCAGAGACTACTGTAGAAAATATCTTCTATTGTGAAGATAGCGATTCAGTATTTA